ATCTGCCGGGTTTGCTCCAACAGGTACTCCTCCAGAGCCATCCATGCTTGCTCCTGCTCCATTAGTAGGCCCAGTTGGTGGAACGCCCCCTTGTGGTTGTTGTTGCTCATTTAAACCTCTCAATACATCTGCAAAAATTGCTGCTTCATTTACGTCATTTACTAACTCATTAGGATCTATGTCTTGTGATATAGCAAGCTCACGGATAAGATTAGGTATCTTAACAAATGGTGCAAGCATTGGATTAGAAACTGTTTGTAATAGTGTAACCAATCTTTGAGTACGAACTTCTTTTTGCATAACAGCAGAAGTTCCTCTTGGTTTGATTTCAAGATCACCAACAATCTCTGGATTGTCATCATTAAACTGCATATTCCATTGGAAATATGTTTCACCTAGCGGCTTCAATAAATAATCGTCAATATTTTTAATTACAGATTTTATTGATAGGGTTGACGAACTCATCAACATAGATAATCCAGCAGCAGTACGACCTGTTCCGGTTACTCCGGTTTGTCCGTGCATGATACTTGGAATACCTGTTTCTTCATCAGCTAGTTGTCTAGCTTTATCATACATTTGTGCATTAGCTGGTGCAGTATTAGGAAAATTAATTGAGTTAATCGCTGTTCCTGTAACACCAGATTGTCTTCTAAATACTTTACCCGGATAGATGTCATAGTTTTGACCGGGAACCAACATTGCTTCATCAACGTCAAAAACCACATTGCCAGCGAGAGCAAGATTGTCTATCGCCATGCGAATGTGACCATTCATTAGTAATTGTGCATCTTCCATGTTCTCTGCAACACCTACACCAAATAATTGATATGGGTTGACTTCATATGGAAACGCATGGTATGGCATACGTTCTGGTGTAAACGGATTTACTACCAGACGTAATATTTTATTTCCTGAAATCCACGCATTTACCGAATACGAATCCATGTTAGACATGTCTTCAAAAATTTCCAAACCTGCTTGTTCAGCCATTTTAGAATCCATAGTACCCCAATACTCCAAGACCTCAAAGCGAGTATCGGAGTAAATAGGATCGTTTTGATCCGATTGTAACTGTGCTTCAAAATATTTTTCTTCATAATTTGGTCCATTCTCTAACAATTCTTCAATTGCTTTATGATTAAAATATGGTTCATCTTGAAGTTTTCGTAATTGATCTCTATTTAATTTATGTCTTTGTATAACATATTCTGCTTCATCCATGCTAGTAGCATTAGGATCTGGATATAAATTCCAACATGAAACATGATCTATGTTTGGATTGTTTTTATAAATAGGAGAGTATTCTCTTTCTCCCATCTCATTATTTTGCCATCTAGGTATAGTTTTTTCACTAGTAAATGGTCCTTTAATTATTCCTGTTCCTAATAAACAACATTCAAATAACGCTTTGCGTAATTTTTTTACTGCATCAGTATTTAATAATTGATCTTGAATTATTTTTTCCATGTTAGCAGCAGCTAACGCAGCAGGTTTTATTTGTGGTTCTCCAAGTTTACCCGGACCAGCTACAATGTTATTACTTTCATACTCAGGACCAAGATTACCCACAACTGGATTTTCTTGTCTTGAGGTTGCTTCTGTAGCTCCGGGTAATAGTTCCATGTCATCACCAGCAAAACCAAAAGGACTTTCTGGACCTTGTTGTTGTTGAAGATGAGCAAACTCTGGCATACCTTCGGGAGAAGGTGTGGATTCGATTACTATTGGAAATTTTTTATTAGAAAATAGTATATCACTAATCTGTCCGACTGCTGCTAATACTTTAACTTTGGTTATCTTCACAAATACTTTAGATTTTTCAGATGCCCTTAGTTTATCAGCATTAGCATGATCGGTTAATCCTCGATAGTTTTTATAGGCTTTAAGCCATCGCTGTTCATCAGAATATCTTCCATCTTCAGCAGTTTGAAATCTTGCACGAATATGTCCTACAAGACCGCTGCCTAGACTTTCATCTTCTAAACGCACATCTATAGCTGTATCGCTGTCTTTTTTATTTTTAGATTCTATATCGAGAAATGTCATGGAGACTAGAAATTTTTAAGTGGAGTATTTTTTCTTTTTGGAGCATCTATTGATTGTGTAAAAGTGTAAGTTTCTTCTCCACCTTTAACACCAGCTTTTCCCCATGCTTCTAATTTAGCTGGAGCCGGTTTTCCATCAGGAGCATCACTCAGTATTCCTGCTGGAGATGCACTTGTTAAATCTACATTATTCATTGGCATTGTCTTGTTTCCTTATGTTGTTAAAATTAATTGTTAGTACCGCACCCAAAAGATCACCTCCTTTGTTGTTAATACCCGAACACCATATCTCTTGGTTCGGGAGCACTATCTTTTATCCTATTAGACCATACATTAAAGTTGGTGTTATTGAGTTGTCTTAACATACACATATATCTTAGTGCATCGTAAGCATGGTCTTCAGATCTTGTATCAACGTCTTCACTATTAGTTCTCGATAGCGGTATCGCTGGCAAAGTCCTAATGATATTTGTACAGTTTTCAAATATCTTGAGTTTAGCCTCTCCACTATCTTCATTAAGTTGTAATCGTTTGTGTAATTCAAGTTTTCCACTTAGTCTATCTGAGTTAGAAGGCAACCATCGTATACCTTTTTCTATCATTGTCTGTGCTACCGATGGAGCACCTGCTATTCTATTCCAACAAGATTTATCTAATACCGAAGCATACATTGGAGGATCATTAGCTTCTAATTCATATATAGCATCTGCTAGGGCATCTGCTGTAAGTCGTTTTGCGTAGAGTTCCCTATAAATCCAAATGCTGCCATCATAATCAACAGCACCCCATAAAACACAAGAAGGGGAGCTATACCCATAGTCAGCAGCACGAAAACGAGGCCAGCCTCTAGGAAGTTCAAAGGGTTTACAAATATGTGTCGCCCTATTAAACTCAGCAAACGCAGCCCCTTCTGCAACATCCCAATCTCCTTCTAGTAATCTACGTCTTTCTACTTCTGGTAGAGATAACAACATCGCTTCATATTCACCAGAAGCCATGAGGTATGGATTATCTGTTAGTCTAGCAGGAATAAATTTTCTATAAAAAAGAGGTTTACCTGCTTTTGGGTGACTTGGTGGAAATACCAACGCATTTCCGCTTTCCATGTCTTTTGCTGCAAAGGGTGTATTTGGTTTTATTGGATCAATAAACATTTTTTTAATCCACCAACCACCAACACCACCGGGATTTGCTGATGCTCTCATGTATGTTTCAATCTTAGGATCAGTAGTTCTTAATCTAGATCGTAAGTAATCCCATACATAAGGTGTAGGATAATGTCCTAACTCATCTACACCTATCCATGTAAACGCTTGACCTTGAAACCTTGTAGCATCTTGGTCTTTGTCTACATAGGATAATAAAATGGTAGCTCCGCTTGGAAAGATCCAGAGATTCTTGCTCTCTTTAAAAACGGCTCTTGGAAATGCCTTTGGATATACTTTCTTAGATTGATCTATTAGTTCCGCTAATTCACCAAGAGTTCGCCGTAATAGTAAGGCTCGATGATTGGGATTATCTGCATATCGTAAGGGATCTACCAGAAGTGCATAGCTCTTGCCACCACCAGCTGCACCCCCATATAGCACTTCTTTCTCAGGGGCAGCCAAAAAATCTGTTTGCGGTCCTTCGTTGGGAGAAAAGATTAATTCATGCTGATCTTCAACGATTGCTTCCTTTACAGAAGCCGGTAGAGTAGCCATAAAATCGTTGTTTGCTACTCCGCCTTCATTTAATAGTTCTACTGCCTTCTTTCGTGTAGAAACACGTTGTCTAGCTTTTTCTGATGCTTTCTGAGCCTTCTCTTTTTGTGTTTTTGCTGCTCTCTCCGCATCTCGGAGTGATTTTTCTGCTAGACGTTTCTTTTTAACGCCACCACTTATATTGTAGTTGCCTTTTTCACCATCTTTTAACTTGGGTCTAGCCATTTATACCTATCTAAGTTTACTTTTTTCATACTTTTTAAAAAATGTATTTATTTCTTCTAACGATAGATCTTCTGGCAACTTTCTTAACATTTCCCACAAAACTTCCCCATCCATTGTATGTATTTCCATTATAGATTTAATGGGTTTGTAGGGCATTATTCTCCGTTAAGGTGTTACATCGACCATTGGCTTCTTACTAGGCAGTAAAACGATACCATGTTTGATTTCACCGCTAACATCTATCTGTTGTCGCTTGGTTAT